TGTTCTTCACTTAATGAGTTAGAAGCTGAATATACCAAGTAATCAAGATTATAGTCATCAGGTAAACATAAAACTAATTGTTTTACTTTCCCTGCTATTTCCGTATCAAACACTTCAAAGTCTGATACAATCTTTTTTACGAGATTGAGCTCCCACTCAATTGCCCGAAAAAATCCCGATACCCGTCAAGGAATACTGCTAAATCGATTTCAAGATAAGGCACTTGTTCTTCCGTGTTAAAAAGAGTGTGGAACATTTTCTTAATCTTAGATTCATCTACGAATAGATTAAGTATCAATTCCATTTCTTTATCTTTGGTCATTTCAGCATTATCGTAAAGACCAAATTCTTTTAATGTAATAAGTGCCTTTGGTGTAACTTTATTTAACCCCACCTCAATCTTATCGGTTATTTTATACATTACGGTGCTGTCTCCACAATATCATAAAATCCATTAGCTGCGATATTAACGGTTGAAGCGTGTACTGAGCCGTAAACTGTATTTGGTGTCGCAATCGCTATTGCGGCTTCGTTGTTTAAGAATGTGATAGAGATTGGTATTCTCTTTTCACCGCTTCTTACTCTAAACGAAGGAGTGATTTGGCAAATTCCACCAAACAATTCCTGTGTCTTTCCGTTCATATCATTTGTTTTACTCATTTTGTAGTAAAGCTGATAATAAAGACTTTGAGCCGCTTTTATGAAGTCAAGAACTTCTACATTTGATTGCATTAATGTTGCATTCATTTGTACTGTTCTATCTCCATAAACTTTTTTAACTTGTGAACCTGTTTCATCTTTGATTATTTCTTCAGTTACTTCATCGATAAATTCGGTAACTTCGATATAACCTAAGTCTGTGTAATCAGCCGAAACAGTTCCACCAGCGTCATCACAAGCGGAAACTTTAAGTATTCCACCACCGTATTTTATGATTCCGCCAGCGTCTTTAAATGTTGCATCTGCCATTTTAACTTCCTATATATGTTAGTTTGTATTCTAATAATAAAAATCCTTTGTTTTCAACACCTGTATTTACATAAGGCGTTACTGTAATAAGATCAATGCTTGGATTGTAATTCAAAGCCTTCATAGCTGTAAATTCAACAACCTCATATAATCCTATTAGTCTCTCAGCTTCGGTTTCAAGTTTACCCGAATTATCGGTATCTGTTTTAACTGAAAAATAAACTACGAGCATTGCAGGTACTTCCCATAAATCTTGAAAGTCTCCCATTGGTCTTTTAACCGCAGTTCCAAATCCAACGTAGAAAGATGGAAAGTCTGATTCAGAAATATCATTTAATTCTTTAACGCTTTTCCAAACTTTCTTATTCCCTGTAAGGTTAAAGTCAGTTCTTAAAGCCGTTAGTATATCACTTCTTGTGCTCATTTATCGTTTCAGTTATTGTTAATCTTAAATATTCCATTGTGTGTCTTTTGAAAATATCCGGTATATCTACTACTACGTCTTTTACAGCAGGTTCTAAATAAGGTCTTGCTGGGAATACTATTGAGTTCTTAAATCTTAAAGCACTCCACATCCCGCCTTTTATAGTGTCACCAATTATATTAGATTCAAGATACTTAGCCCAGAAAAATTTTCTCATTTTCTCAGTAACTATTCTAACACCACCCTTTTCCTGTAAAGCTGCATAGGGTTTGTTTGAACCAATAGTAAACTTAGCACTATCAGACGATATTTCTATTTCTCTAATTGAATTAGCACCACCCATTATAGAATCTAATAAACCACCTGTTCTATCAGTAACTTGTGAAGGCGAAGGCAATCCGCCACCTCTTAGAAAATAAGTTGAAGAACGAGAACCTATTTTCTCTAATATTTCTTCTCCTATTTCTCTTAGGTTCTGCTCGAATGTCATACGTTCCAAGCCCTGTATTTTTCGATAGTCTTTAAGATTCTATCTTCTGCCGTTAAATCATAAGTTGTAGTTTTAGTAAAGCCAGCACCCTCAGATACAGATGACTTCCCAATGGTTTTTGTTTTTTTAACCTCTCCATAATAAAGTAACATTAGTTTCTTACAAGCCTGTTGAATTTCATAAGGGATTGTGTCATAACCTGCATTGTAAGTTATCCTAATGTTTTGTTCCCCCTGTGGGAACATTGAACCAATTAAATAAATTTCATCTTTAGCAGTCGGTATAACAAGTCTTTCGTAATCTTCATTTTGTGAATACTCGTCCCACTCCTCAGCACCTAAAGCATCTATGCCGTCATAGACTTCTACTTTAGAAACTGAATTAACAGGGAATTGATTTAATACAAGAGTTGATTCTCCAGTACCGTCATAGATTTCAACATAAGATGCGGATTCTAAATCTCGGTTAAGAAAACTTTTTACTTTAGATTCTACTTCGTATTGAGCTTGTTCTACAAACTCATCCTCTGTATTACCTGTAATATCAAGTATCTCTTTATATTCACTTAATAATACTAAGCTCATTTATATCCTCGATTTTCTTAATCAGTTCTAAATTATCTTTTTGAAGTTCATACTCAGATTTAGATATAACTATGGTTTCATCTTTCTTATGGAATTGGTAACCATTTTTTACCTTAACTAAGTATTTGGGGAAGCCGTAGCCTCCCCTTATACATTTACACACTATTTAGTACCCCAGACTTGGAATAATAACCAACCTCTGTTTGGGTCAGTAGGGTCATTCCCAGCAGTAGCACCTCTTGTTACATAATAAAGAGCATTGCATCCTCTTAAAGCAGCACCAGTAAGTAACGTGGCGTTGCTTGCGAATAAAGGCTCTAAATCATATACCCCAGCCGCAAGGTTAAGGGTAACTGTGAAATTACCGAGAACACTAACATCGGGTACAAATTTATCATTAGGCAATTTAGCTGCTCGATATATCGTTAATGAATCAACATCCATTTCACCTTTACCAACATAGGTAACTGAGATTGAATCTATTTTTGACCATCCCGATAAATCAACAAAGCCTGTCTCAAAGTAAGTAGAACCAAGTACGCTGTTGTACATCGTACCTAAGTCTTTTACTATCACTCGGCTTTGTCCGAATGAAGCAATGCTTAATAAACCAACCAACAAAATTACAATTAAGTTTTTCATTTTATCTCCTTATTCTGTTATTTTGATTACTGAATAAGCAGAAGGCAAAGCAACTGTAAACGCATCACGTTTTGTTACTCTGATACCAACTAAATCATTTTCTGCTAAGTTTACGGAATCAACGGTTGCTTCTGTAAGAATCTTAACGGTCAAGTCTCTCTTAGAACCGATGATTGCATTTTTACCAGCACCAAGTATGATTAAAGGCATTCCTGCTGTTGCTGTGTCAGCATTAGGAGCACTTTCAATCAATCGGATTGGATAACCAAACATCGAAGCCTTTGTTGGTTCGGCAGGATTAACAACGATTGGTCTATCTTGCAAATCTTTAATCTTGCAGATTTCAGCGTAAACTGTTCTGTGCATTCTCCAAACTGCATTTAACAAGTAGTTTGATTTAATACCGTAAACAACACTTACTAAGTCATCGTAAGAAATATCAGCCGCACTTGCAACTTGTACTTCTTTACCATAAGTAGATGTGGTATTAAATAAACCTGTATGTGGTGAGCCTGTTCCTGCGTAGAACTGACCATCTTCTTCTTCTGCAAATGATTCACCTAAGAGTTCGTTTACATATTGACCCATATCAACGATTGAATCTTCATCCAATTCGTTTGACATTGCAACGATAGCAGCAACTTTAGAAGCTGTCAATGTTACATAGTCAAGAGTAACCTTAGTATCTGTAATCGCAGTATTTTCAGAGGTTCTTGTTACAGTAGCTCCGGTTAATTTGCGAGGTATTTTTACAACTTTAGAAACTCCCATAGGTAGCACTCTAAAGTCAGATCGACCAACGCCAAATTCTTCCATCAATCTCAAGATTTCTGGACGTGTTACATCGGGTACTAATGTACCACCATCAGCAGCAGTTGTTTCGTTCTGTGGAGCTAATGTTTTTACAAAATCTGCGTATTTACTTTTCGCACCAAATCTTAAACCAGCTAAAGTTTTACCCATAGCTTCGTTAGGGTCAAGCGCACCTTGAGGTTTTATTCTTTCCTCAAAAGATTTCAATTTTTCATCAAGTTTAGCGTCTTGCGATTCGTTTATATCTGCAAGCAATTTCACTTGAAAACTATCTAAATCCTCACGGGTTATAGATACAATTGGTTCTAACATTTTACTTTCCTTTTCTATTTAGTTTTTCCCGAAGTCGTATCTCCAATGATATTCAGTCTAATGTTTTCTAATAACTGTTTACCATCTAATACTTCTAATGACTTATGTATGGGTTGTTTTGTATTGTTAATTTCGTTTTGTAATTCTAATATCTGGTTCTCTGCTTTTTCTAAGTCTCCGAGAACTCCGTCAAATGATTTTAGTAAATCATCTAATTGAGATTGTAAAGATTTAATCTTATCTAATTCGGGTCTGAAAGATTCTAATGCTTTAGTGACTTCAATCTTAAAAGCACTTTCATTCACCATATTCTTTGTAATTTCACTTTTGAAATTTAATGTCTGTAATTCCTTAACTACATCTAAGGCTTCGATATTAGCTGGAAGCGGAGCAGACGAATATTCAAGTAAATACCATTCATCCCAAGTAGTTATATTCTTACCCTCATCGTATCTGATAGAACCATCTTTAATATTCCCATTCTTATCGTAAGAGGGTCTGAATCCAATCGACCAAGTATTTATAAACCCACCATCGTGTAAAAGATAAACGTCATCTGCAAATTCAGTTGATGCAAACTCAGTCTTAGTTAAAATTCCGTCCTCTTTCTTTTTTCTCCAAAGCGATCTCGCAATCGGTAAAGCATTAGGATCATATTTATAATTATGGTTGTACCATACAGAAGGAGCTTTATTAAAATCTTCATCTTTCATTCCCTTTGGGTTCATTATATCCCTTGTCCTGTCAATATCAGGGGTAGAGATGTAATGGATGATTGCTCGTTCACTTTTTAATTTCTCTACTGATTCAGCCTTGACCTCTACTTGTCTAAAGCCTTCTACGTTTAATAAATGTTGTGGTATATTCATAACTTTATTCCTTTACTCCTATTAGTACACATCTACAATTTATAACTTGTTCTGGGCTACCCAATGGATCATCTGGGTATTGGAGGGCTTCTCCACCTACTATAAACGGTTCATCAATTCCTACTACCTGACCATCAGCTATGAAGTGATCGTCTCTTGTAGCACCGTCTTTTTGTGAAACCCACATTTTCTTTTTATAACCCTGTAATTTATACGAAACTAAAAGACCAAGATTAAAACCTGAACCTATTGCATTCCCAGTTATGGTGTCAACTCTTGAATCTTTGAAACTCTGATAAGATTTATTTATTACTGATTTTAATTCGGTATCATCAGCATCTTTTATTTTTTTAACTAAAGTATTCTTAGTGGTTTCGTTTATACTTCCTTGCTTCTTTAGAAATTCTACGACTTGGTTTTTAAGAAGTGGAGAATCTAAATTAACAAATCCACCAAACATCATACCTTTTTCTAAGAACCTTGTGTAAGCATTTTCAAACATATTTATTAGTATGTTTAATTCTCCAGAGTCGAAGAAATCTTCTACTACGAAAATGTTTTTTTGATTCAGACGATCTAACAATCTTTTTTCCTGATTATCAAAGAAGTCCGAGACTGTTTTGGAAAATTGAGT